AAGAATTAGGCTGGGACGACGTAATTGAGAAAGAAAGCGATTTTACGCTTCTTCCCGCAGGTGACTACGACTTTACGATAACAGGCTTCGAGCGTGCAAGGCATGAGGGAAGCGAAAAACTTCCCCCTTGCAACAAGGCTGTAGTATCTATTCATATAGACGCTCCGGAAGGCTCAACCACAATTCAACATAATCTGTTTTTGCACAGCAAGTGTGAGGGTATGCTTTCGGCATTCTTTATCGGCATAGGTCAGAAGAAACACGGCGAACCGCTTCGCATGAACTGGAACAACGTCATCGGTGCCAAAGGTCGTTGCAAGGTGTACATAGATACTTGGAAGAACAAGAATGGCGAAGAAATGCAGTCTAACAGAATAAAAAAATTCTATGAGCCGTCACCGGCACAGACTGTTTCTCAGGCACCTGCAAGCTCTCAGGCGGGTGTATTTACACCGGGTAAATTCTGATGGAATTAAGACCGTATCAGAAAGAAGCCAAAACAGCGGTACTTTCACAGTGGGAGCAGGGCAATTCAAAAACCCTGCTCGTACTGCCTACGGGTTGCGGTAAAACGATAGTTTTTGCAAAAATCGCAGAAGACCGTGTCCGCAACGGAGAAAGGGTACTTATACTTGCGCACAGGGGCGAACTGCTTGAACAGGCGGCGGACAAGATACTGAATGCCTGCGGGCTTGGCTGTGCTGTAGAAAAGGCGGAAGAAAGCTGTATAGGCTCATGGTATCGTATAACGGTAGGCTCTGTACAGTCGCTTATGAGAGAAAAGCGACTTGCACAATTTTCAAAAGACTATTTCAATACGATCATAATTGATGAAGCGCATCATTCCATTTCGGACAGCTATCAGAAGATACTCGGATATTTTGATGAAGCAAAGGTACTCGGAGTTACGGCAACACCGGACAGAGGAGATATGAAAAATCTCGGACAGGTATTCGACAGCCTGGCGTATGAATATACTTTGCCGAGAGCTATCAAAGAAGGGTATCTGTCACCGATAAAGGCACTCACCATTCCTCTGAAACTCGATCTGACAGGTGTCGGTACTCAGGCAGGAGATTATAAGGCGAGTGACATTGACACAGCTCTTGACCCTTATCTGTATCAGATAGCGGATGAAATGCTGAAATATTGCAAGGAACGTAAAACGGTAGTATTTCTGCCGCTTATAAAAACGAGTCAGAAATTCTGCAAGATACTTAACGAAAAAGGCTTCCGCTCGGCAGAAGTCAACGGAAACAGCATTGACAGAGGTACTGTTCTTGCTGATTTCGATAGCGGTAAATATAATGTGCTGTGTAATTCAATGCTTCTGACGGAAGGCTGGGACTGTCCAAGCGTAGATTGCGTAATAGTTCTCAGACCTACTAAGGTAAGAGGGCTGTACTGTCAGATGGTCGGCAGAGGAACAAGACTTTGTGAGGGTAAGAAAGACCTGTTGCTTCTTGACTTTTTGTGGCACACAGAAAGGCACGAGCTGTGCCGTCCTGCACATCTGATATGTGAAAGCCCTGAAGTTGCCGAAAAGATGACCGAAAATATTGCGGCCGCAGGTATGCCGGTTGATATTGAACAGGCAGAAGAAAAGGCAAAAGAAGATGTAGTTGCTCAGCGTGAGGAAGCGCTTGCAAAACAGCTTGCGGAAATGAAAAAACGCAAGAGAAAACTTGTAGATCCTCTCCAGTATGAAATGAGCATTCAGGCGGAAGACTTATCTTCCTATGTTCCGGCATTCGGCTGGGAGTGTTCTCCGCCGTCGGACAAGCAGAAAACAACGCTTGAAAAGCTCGGTATATTCCCCGATGAGATCGACAACGCCGGTAAAGCTCAGCTTTTGCTGGACAGGCTCGGCAAACGGCGCACTCTCGGTCTTACAACACCGAAGCAGATACGTTTTCTCGAAAGCCGGGGCTTTAAGCACGTCGGCACATGGCAGTTTGAAAGTGCAAGAAATCTGATTGACAGAATAGCGGCTAACAACTGGCACGTTCCGAACGGAATAGATCCTGCAAGCTATGAACCGAAGGTGGTGAATAATTCAGATGTCGGAATTTGATTTTGATCTTAACGAAGCACTTAAATATATAAG